AAAGTATCGTACTGCCTTGATTATTATTTTGATTTTTATAGTTAGATTTTATGGTTTAGATAAGAAGATTGTTGAATTGGTTTTGGAACTTAAACAAAAATGTACCAGGACACAAGCGCAAATTTCTGCAGAGGAAGTTGTGTATCATCCCTATTTTCATACCTGTGGTAAATTGATTTTTGCTTTTATGGCATTCTTTTGTATAGGTAAAATTCCTGGTAAACAGGATTGGGATACCTATATTTTGAGACTGGATAGAATTCCTAAGTCTCTTTCTGGTATGGGCAAAATGATGGATTGGTGTTCTGAGTATTTTAATATGGCTAATGATTATATTAAAATGATGGTTCTTGGCAAGACTCGTGAAGAGTTGACGCGTGCAAATGGTTTGTATGCTGAGATTCACGAGTGGGCTAAGGAAGTTCGTCATTATCTTGATCTGGAACAACGTAATAAAATTGATACTGATATAACTGTTGCAAATAAGGTTGAAGATTTGTATAAGCGTGGTGTAAAATACCAAGCAGATACTTTATTGGATCGTGAAATGCAACGGTTGGTATCAGTGACTTTGTTACCTGCACGTGAATTGTATCAATATGTATCTAGTTCCCCAGTTAAGGGTGGTGGGCCTCGTATGAGACCTATTTGTCTTTGGCTAGTTGGGGAATCTGGTGTTGGTAAGACTGAAATGGTTTATCCTTTGTGTATTGATGTTTTGCGAGCCATGGGTTTGATGAAGAAAGAAGATTTTCATCATCAAGTGTATGGTAGACAGGTTGAAACAGAATTTTGGGATGGTTATAAGGGACAAAAGATTGTTATTTATGACTATGGTTTTCAAATGAAAGATGATAAAGCTAATCCAAATCCGGAGATTTTTGAAGTTATACGTTCTTGTAATACTTTTCCTCAACATTTGCACATGGCTGCTTTGCATGATAAATACTTTTTCATCTGCAGAGTTGATGTTGTATACAACTAATGATATGAATGTTAAATTGGAGTCTATTACATATCCTGAGGCATTCTTCAATCGTATTGGCGAAAATTGTTATAAGGTTAGACCTAAATTGGAATATGCCCTTGTGGTGCCAAAACAGAATTCCGGAACTTACTATAGGAAATTGGATAAATCTAAGTTGAATCCTGATGTACCAATTGATCTTAGTATTTATGAGTTTCAGAAAACTGTTAAAGACAGTTCAAGTGATACAGATTGGGTGGATGTCGGTGCTCCAATAGATTATAAGACTTTCATGACTCGTATATGTGATATGTGGAGGCATGAGAAGAAACAATCATTGGAAAAACTGAAGTTTTTGGAGGCTTATGCAACCCGTATTGAAGCGCAGATCAATCCAGAATTTTATGATTGTAAAACTTCTTTGTATACTCATGATTGGTTTTGTGATACTATTTCTCGTGCTTTAACTGAAGGTAAAACTTTGGTTGATATAGAAGCTGAATTTGCATTAGATGATGAGTTATTTTCAGAATATGTAGATTTTAAGAGGAGTGGTAAACCCAATAAGTGGCAGACTTTTATTACTAGAATTGATGACGTTCTTGTTGCTACGGCTGAATATCTGTCGCATTTGAGTAAAGAGATTGTTGATATAGTGTGTAAACATCCTTACCTTTCAGCTTTGAGCTTTGTTGGTG